GATCGTTTATTTCCTGATCGTGGTGGTATTCGCCCCAGATACTATCCGGCACCGGGCACTTGGCGAGTTTCTCCTGTATGGACAGCTCCGTTTCCACATCGCGGATGTTATAACGCTTGAACGCGGCCCATTTTTCCGGAGCGTGCATGGGCAGGTTGCGTGCTCGTTCGCCGTTTGACTTCGTCGGCGCGCAGGGCTGACAGAAATACTTGATGAGCTCTTTGCCTTCGGTCATCTTTTGTTTTTCGAGGCCGAGCACAACGCCGACGCCCTCAAGGGATAACGGCAGGCCCATCGTGGCGGCCCAGACCATAGTGCAGCGCCAAGATGCAGGTGCGAGGTATTCGCCGGGGGGCATCCCGAGGAACCGGGAAAGACAGATACGTTCGAAATTGGCATTGAACGCCCATTTCGTTACAGTCTCATCCGTGAGCGCAGCTCTGATCTCATCCGGCAACTTTTCACCGCTGGCAAGGTCGACCACCTGCACTTCTGCGCCGTCCACGCTATAGCCGAAAAGAAGAATCTCGAAATCCGGATCTTCTACGTATTTGTAGATGCCGCATTTGCCCAGCGGGGCACTGCTGAACGTTTCCACGTCCAAGGACAATGATGTTATAGTAGCCATGAGTATGATCGTCCTTTCATAACCCTGAGCAGGGTGGCAGATTGCTCCGCCACCCTCATGGGGCAGGTGTTTAGGCGAGGAAGTCCGCATCTTCATCGGTTGTGAAATCGGACTCAGCGCTGTTCTTGCCACCGAGCGGCTCACCGTCGCGCATCTTCTGCAGATTGTTCAAACCGCAGGCGATGCCCTTGTTGCCGTTACTGTTAAAGGCATAAAAGCTGATGCTGGCCCTGCCATATACGCCGCTGTACACCTCGGAGCGGGTAAGGATGGGATTACGGTCTGCATCCACGATGCCAGGAGCGCTCGTTGCGTTGGCGTTGATGAAGTAGGCGTTGACATACGCGGGATCGTCCGGGCGCTCGATGTCACCGTCGCGCAGCGGCGTCTTGATCGCGGCGAAAGTCGGTACGGATTTGCCGTTTCCCTTCAACTTGGCTTCGCCCTCGATGTAAGCGGCTTCAATAGCGGCTTTCACTTTTGCGACGGTCTTGGTGTCGGACTTAGGGATGATGAGGCTAACCGAGAATTTCGGCGTGCCGCCGTTGATGCTCTTTGCTTCCCAGATGTTGGCGTATGACCAGCGGGTTTCGGGGCCGGTGATAACCTTCATGGGATTGTTGACCTTGTTCGTGTTGTTAGACATCTGATTGTCCTCCTAAATTTTCTTTAAAATCGGCTGCTGCCGTAGACATCGCCGGTCGTTTGTCGCTCTCCGGCACAAGCGTGGGTTTGCCTTGCGGCTTTTCAATATAAGCGCTCAGAAGTTCATCGAACCGAGTCTTGCCGAGCAGCTTTTGCATGGCGGTGACGCCAAGCACCTTACGTTCATATGGGTCGAAGCCCACATTCTCAACAACGCCGGCGACAATAGCGTCATCGATGTACTTTCTGTTGGAGCGGCCTTCGACCAACTTGAGACCGTTCCATTCCTTGCCGCAGATTGCCTGTTGCAGGGCGTATTCCTTGATGTCCGATGCCCATGCGACGAGGTCGTCTACTTTGGCAAGAATGTCTTCGATATCCTCATTCGAAAGGAGCGGCGGAAGCTTGAACTCATACTGGGCAAGAGAAAGGCATGCTTCTGCGCGTGCCCTGCATTCATTCTTGGCGGAGCAAAAGGTACACCACTCGCCGCAGAGGAAATTCCCGTTGCCGGCAAACGCCAGCTCGGCCGTGGGCTTCAATACTTCTTCCGCCCATTTGAATAGGTCCTCTTTGGAAAGTTCATATGTGCTGACATTGTCCCGGCGCGGCTGGTAGATGGTCATGCTGATGGTTTCGATATCGTAGATGCTGTCGAAAAGCGCCAATGCACCGAGTGCGTAGCACATGAGCTGAGGATTTTCTTCCGCCCGGACGAGCACGCCTAGCCCATGCTTGTAATCGCAGATCTCGAGGTTGCCGTCCGCGATGATGAGCGCGTCCGCCGTTCCAAAGCCATCCTCCACCCAGCGGGAAAAGTCGACTCGTTGCTCGATGAGCACAACCGGATCGGCACAGACCTGCTTGGCGGTTTCGAACCGTTCGAGGACATACGCGGCATATCCAGTGGCGCAATCTTCCATTTCCTCGGAATAGTAGGTCAGGGTGTCCCTGATGTCGGCGACGCGCGATAAATCCTCGCCTAAAGCGCACCGCAACTTGTACTCACAGAGGGTGTGTGCCTCGGTGCCTTCGGCGGCGTAATCACTGCATTTGTCAGCATAGCTTTCACTTAGCCGAGCAGACGGTGGACAGTGCAGCCAACGGTGGGATGAGGATGCGGATAAAATGGCGTGTCCATTAGGTGGCATCTCCCAACACCTCCGCATCTGCAAGCAGCGCCGCGTAGTTCGTCGGGTCAAGCTGCGAGAGCTTCTCAGCGCCGTACTTTTTGAGTAGTGAATGGATCTGGGCGGTGTACCCGTTGCGGGACTTTTCCGCGAGAACGGCCCTGACCTCCTCCAACTTCATGGCGGGCTTGACCGTAGGTGCCTCTTCGGCAAACGCTTCATTGCCGAACACCCTGACCATCCGGTTTGCTACGTCGTTAATAGCCGCAACGGCGCTGCGCAACTCTTCGATCGTGAGAGCCATATCGTTCGTTTTTTCCATTTGCTTTTCCTCCTTCCCTGTTTTGACTTTGATTTGCAAGGATCATGAGCTTCCTTGCTAGACGATTGGATACGACGCTGATCGCGATAAGGACATCGATGAGTTCCTCGTCTGCCGCGCGGATCCGGGTATGGGATTCGTACATCTTGTTCACCTCCTTTGAAGAAGCAGTATGTTTCTGCTCTCTCTACTACCCAATGGAGGTGAGAATGCCGTTTGAACGAAAATCGAGAAAAATTTTTTCTCCGGCCACCAAAAAAGGCAGCCGGAGAAAGATGGACAAGGTGTTAGATGTAGTCGCGCAGGAGCTCCCGCAGCGTTTCGAACGCTTTGCGCTTCTTATAATTGATAGTCGACTGTTGTGAGACGCCCATTAGGGCTGCTATCTCGCGTTCCGACTTTTCCTGAAGCAATAGCTCGCAGATGCGGCGAACGTCGGAATCGAGCTCTTCCAGCTCAAAAAGAAGGGCGTCTAGCAACTCGCGATCTTCCAAGATGGACTGAACGCCGGGGCCATCGTCCGGCAAGTCGTCAAGCCAGTTTTTTTCGTTGCCATCCTTGTCGATAACGGTGTAATCAAGGGATAGCTCATCGCCCGCCTTGTGAAAGCGGCAGGTGCAGCAGTCCATGTCGCAGAGATAGCGCTTGCTTGCAGGGCAGACACAGCGGCCGTGCTTCTGTTGTTTGCTGCGATAAGCGTTGATATCTCGGTAGTAGTTGTCGAAGTCAGTCTTGCTGACCGGCATCCACTGGTGCAGGTCTTTGAGGTAGATTGCGCGTTCAGCAGGTTGGTTCTGATTTTCGCGGTTTGGCATATAAAAAGCCCTCCTCTGGCTTACGCCGAATAGGAGGGCTCCAAAAACTGCACAACCAAGTCAAGGGAAGAGAGGTAGCAGCTTAATGGAAATTCTCCACTTCGGCTGCGACCTCGCTTCCCGGCGTTTGGTCGCATATTCATTTGTAATATTCACACGGCACCGGGAAACCCTGCGCAGGCGGCTACCATGTGTTGATGTGCTCGGTTTTGTCGTGGGTTAACCTTGCACAGAAAGCATACAAAAAAACGGCTTTTTTGACCCGGCAGCGGCGCTGCCGCTTTTTGGCCAAAAAACGCCATTTTTTGAGCTCATTTCGGGGTAAAAGTGCCAAAAACCCGCATAATTCCTGCATTTTAGAACCGGCAGCGGCGCTGCCGCTTTTAGCTCATATTTTTTTAACCCATTTTTGCTCGAGAAAAATTGGTTAGCTTGTTTTCTTGCCAAAACGAAAAAACACGCCCTTTTGGGGGGCGCGAAAATTTATGCTTCAAGCTATAATCTTATTATCATTTAAGAAGGGAATCCGACATTAATAATAGAATCTCTCCCTGCTGCGGGAAGATAGAATTATTGCAGAGTAGCTTCCATTTGTCACTGATTTTTTCGCTTCATAAATCAGCGGGAAGTCGTTACTCAAACTCATCAA